TTAAACGCCCTGCTCAACAGCCCGTTTACCGTCATTTGACTGCAATTTGACTGCATCCGAAAAACTTCCATCCAAAACGTTGGCAATCTCATCCAACCCGTCATCCCACAATTCCGCATACTGATCCAACGTCATCGCCGCCGACGCATGCCCCAACTGACGCTGCACAATCTTCGGATTCGCCCCCGCCTGAATCAACAACCCAGCCGCCACATGCCGCAACCCATGCGGCGTCACCCGAGGAAACGACAAGTCTTTCCTCTGCGCACGCTTCAACGCACCGTCAAACCACGTATTATGCCCCGGCGCCCGCAGCCAGCCGCCCCGCTTACCAGTCCACAGCAAATCATCCTTACCCAGCCCTGCGGCGCGCTCCATGAGCATCTCCATCACCCGCGGCGCCACAGCCACCGTGCGCGCCTCATGCGTCTTAGGCGTGCCAAGAACAACATCATTACCGACCTTCGCCGCATTCCGCGTGATATTGATACGCCCACGCAGCGGATCGAGGTCACACGGGCGCAACGCTATAGCCTCACCCCACCGCAAACCAGACGTACCCAACAACAAGATCAAGTCCTCACGGTCGCCACACTCCGCAGCAAACGCCTCCAACTGCGGCATAGTCAAAAACACCTTCCGGGCCTTACCCTTACGCGGCAACTTCACACCCCGCGCCGGATTCTTCTTCAACAGCCTGTCACCAACCGCCATATCCAACACCTGGGCAAGAACCATATGGCAATGCCTCACCCATGAACCAGAAACATCATCCAACGTCATTTCCGCGACCCACTCCTGAACCTGCGACGGCAAAATAGAGCCGGCCCGCACGCCACCCCACTGCGGCTTAACACCGGAGTTCCACACCTGCTTATAAAGCTCCGTTGTTGAAGGCTTCAGGTGAGTTTGCATTGCTAGCCACCGGGCGCCGAGTTCCTCCACACGCACCTTGCCTTCCGCAGGGTTCACCCAGTCGCCGTCTGTGATGCTTGCGGCGTTTTTCTCAGCCCACTTTCGGGCTTCATCCTTAGTGCGGAAACCGCGCTTGTTCCGGTTCCTACCATCGGGAGAGCGGTACTGCACGCGCCACGCATACCCTTTAGCTGTCTCATATTTCTTTACAGATGCCATAAGATAGACTTGTCCTGTCTTTTGATGGGATGGGATACGCCCCTGGTGCTCAAAGTTTGGCGGTGGAGAGCACCGGGGCGGTTTGACGCTAAAAATCAAGCATTTGTTGCGTTGGAGAATTTCTCGAGTTGACGCGCTCGAAAAGATTCTCAAACTGAGCTTTATCTTCGGAAGCCTGCATGAGCGTGGTCACCTGATTGATCTGGCGCTCAAGGTGAGTGACACCGATGTCATCGGTTAAATGCTGATGGTGCTTTCGCGGTCGGTTTCCCTGCTCATTTTTGGGATTAAGGTTTTTGAGACGCTCGAGAACTCCGGCAGGCATTGGCTCGTAGATGTGCTTGTTTATGAATTTCCCTACGTACTGCGGGTGATGGTTATTTCCGGCTTCAAATTTCCATCCTTGCAGTCGGTAGATTTCTTTGAAAAAAGACTCGGGAAAGGTTCTTACCCAGGGGCGAAAAGCCTCTGCGATATACGCGTCTAGGAGACGTTGGAGTTCATTTTTTGCTCTTGTTTCCTGGTATCCAGTGGCTTCATCAACAAGTGCGGTAATACCTACGAGGGATAGGGCTTTCACTACTCTCCGTGCTGCGGCCGCAGCAGGGAGTTGGTTGGGAATTAGGACTTCGTCTTCTTCGGCGTCCATGTAGACATTGCAGATGCGGGGTAAGATTTCTGCATTGTACCCACTTTTTTCTTGTTTATTGTCGCCAATCCGGTATTGGACGCGTTCGAGCTGTTCTTTAAGCTCCGGAGTGATATAGGGAGTTAGATTGTTAGCCTCGAGAAAAGGGGGGCGGTTGTCGTTTCGCGTTCGGCGCCCGCTGGATTGGGATCTACCGAGTATTGCCATGATCGAGGCTTGGCTTATGATGCGCCGTCCGTCAGTGAGTACGTAGCAATCCAGGGTTGTGTCGGCGATTTCGATGGTGCCTTGGTGCGTTGCACGTTCGACTTTCTTTCCCCAGCGTTTGTCGGCTGCGTTTTGTGCGGCAACTTTTCTGGGGTCAGGTTTTGGCAGTTTTCCATTATGCGTATTCATATTCGCATTATATCATGAGGTTATTCGGGGGGGTATGCGCGCATATTCTGAACTGCTAATATAGTGCGTTTTCGCTGGTCGGTTTCTTAGGCTGCGCGGTATGCGGATTGCAAAACGCATGGCCTCTCGAGCCGATTGCTGCCACCCTTCACCCCATCGATTTCCACGTCACCAGGGTGAATGGGTGGCCATTTTTGGGTTTTACGATGCTTTTAAAGCGGCACAACGCTGACGGATCAACTCAGAGTGTGCATAAATATCTTCGATTGAATCCAGATCAAAGAGCTGCTCCTGCTTGTTTTCGTCGAAGATTCCGATCCGAGGAACCTGACGGTCGAAGTACAGGCGAGCGATGGGCTTGCGGTTGTTGTCCTGGTAGAGGATGGCGCAGTAGCTCTTCGCGTCGCGCAGTGCGACGTCCGCGACGGGGATCTCGGCACAGCAGATAGCCTTGATGATGCTGTAGGCCGCGAGCTCCTCGTCGGTCGTGACGATGCCGTGGTTGTCCTCCTGGGGCTGTACAGCTGCGGGGTCGTCCGTGGCTTCAGCCGTGGGCGTGGCCTGGGCCTCGTCGAAGTCCTGGGCCGACCGCAGGCGGCGGTTCGCCTCATCCTTGAGGAACTGGGACTGGGCTGTCTCGACTAGCTTGGTGAAGACCTCGAGATTCTGGGCCGTCATGCGGCGTGAGGTGACGCGCGAGGCAATGAGCTTCACCCAGTCTGCGTCTGGCTCCTTGAACTGCGCTGCGAGGACCTTGCGAATCTCGGAGACGTACTTGAGTTGCTCGGCACTCGCGGCGATGGTCTCGGAATCGAAGCGGGACTTCGTGCACATCTCGAGGTGAGGGAAAACACGAGCATCGATGTTTGATAGGTCGATAGTCATGAACGGCTTCTCGTCCATGCGATTGGCTGCGTCAAGCTGTGCGTAGAATTCGTATACTTCACCGTTGGTGAGGATTGCGAATTCGGTGTCTGTGACGTTGAAGTATCGGACTAGCTGGTTCGCATGGTCAAGGTTTAGCGGTTCACCGATTTTCTTACATTCGATGAGGAATCGGAAGTCGTCGCCGGACTTGATGGCGAAGTCCACCTTCTCGCCCTTCTTCACGCCGACATCGGCGGTGTACTCCGGAATAACCTCGCGCGGGTCGGTGACGTCATAGCCGAGGACCGTGCTGATAAACGGGATGATGAAAGCCGTCTTCGTGGCTTCCTCGGTTTCAATTATGGGTTTCAGCTCGCTGACTTTTGCAGATAGAGCGTGAATAGCCTGATCGATACTCATGCGGTGCATTCCTTTCGTAGATAGTGATCCAAGTTTCGAGGACTTTGACCGTCACGCCTAGCTCATGGGCTATTTGTGAAGGTTGTGGTCCGTAGAGTGTTTCGGCTGCGGCGTACTCATTGGGGGATATGAGATGCTGTGCTGCCCACTTTTCTGCTTGGCGTTCCTGGCGCTGATAGACCCATCCTGTTGCGGCGGGGTCGTGTCCTAGCGCGTGGTGCGCGAGTTCGTGGGCGAGTGTGCAGCGGTAGTTTTTCGGCCCTAGGTTGCGGCGTAGGCTAATGATCCCACGCCCGTAGTAGCGGCCCTTTTCGCCACCGTCATGAGTGATGATGGTGGCTCCAAGACGCGCTGCCAACTCTTCGAGGCTACGGTCCGTCGTGGTAGTCATCATCCCCTTCCTCCGGCTCTGTGTCTGAGTCGTCTGCAGCATAGGGCATGCCACGGACATCAATCTCGGCCGTGTTCGAACGGCGGGCGGCCAATTCATCGACTGGAGCGTCCTCGATGAGGCGCAATCGTCGGAGGAGTTCATCGGTGAGCTCTTCATCGGTGGCGCGGGTGAGGGCAGTAGTGGTTCCGATTTCCTGCATCCATTTGGCGCTGACGAAGCCCAGATCTACGAGCGCGACGACGGGGGATTCGTCGTATGCCTGCGCGATTTTGATGATCAAGTCGGCGTTGAGTTCGCCAGCGCGTAGCTGTCGGCCAAGTGTGGCGTCGGAGATGTCGGCAAGGCTGGATACCTGCCTGTTGGAGTCGCCACGTGTCACTCGGCGGTACCAGTCTGTGTGCGTCTGCTTCATGCCTTTGATGGTACCGAATGTGAGCGCGTGCGTCAATATGACAATGCCTTTTATCTGGCAATATGTGACAATTTTGAAATTTGACTTGCGTAATTACATTTGGTGCAGCATAATGATGGGTGTACGTCAGAACGACGCGCAAACTTCATAAGGAGTTACGAATGACCGCAAAACTAGATCCTACGGTTATCGACCAGCTCCGCGAACAGCACAACCTCTCCAGTTTCGAGCAGGTAGGGCAGAAGCTCGGACGCACCTCGCACACCGTGCGCAAGTGGTACCACGGCCAAACCCTCCCAAGCGCCCAAGACCTGGTGAAGCTGCAGTTCCTCACTGGTCGCCCCTACGGAACCATGCTCGTCATCTTACGAGACGAACAGGCCGCATAACCACCCCCACCAACGAAAGGAGGCGCCCACGATGTCACCCCATCTGGCGCCAGTCATCAGCGAACCGCCTTCGCCGTTTGACGCAATTAAGAATACCAACCCTGAGACCGGAACGGAATTCTGGTCAGCCCGCGACCTCATGCCACTTATGGGGTACGACAAGTGGGAGCGATTCGCAGGGGCCGTTGACCGCGCCCGAACCTCTATTGAAGTCCAGGGGATGAATCCAGATTCGGAAGCTTCCCGCCTCCGGGAACCTTCAGGAAAGACTAATCAGTTACGCGATGATTACCGACTTTCCCGTTTCGCTTGCTATCTCGTCGCGATGAACGGCGACCCACGTAAGCCCGAGGTTGCGGCCGCGCAGGCTTACTTTGCCATCAAGACCCGCGAAGCAGAAACTGCGAAGGCACCGGCTGAGCTTACCCGACGTGAGATTCTCACACTTGCTCTCGAGGCCGAGGAAAAGGCAGAAGAGCAACGCCAACTTGCGGAGAAGCGTCAGCGTGCTCTCGAAGCTCAGGCTCCGGCAGTTGCTAAGGCCGCGGCACATTCCGCATCTGAAGAGTGGAAAGGCCGCCAGGAGTTCGCTCGTGAAGTTCAAGCATGGGGCAGCAACTGGGGCTACACGATCATTCAAGAATCCGTGTATGAGCTTCTGCGCCGGAAGAAGATGCTTATTTCCGGCCACCGTCGCGACCGCAATCATGCCACCGCCCAGGCAGAAAAGAATGGGTGGGCCAAGACAGAAAAGGGTGTTAGCGACATTACTGGCAAGCCGTGGGCCGCCGCCCGTATCTCACCAAAAGGCCAGGACATTGCCTGGAAATGGATTAATGAGGCCGTCGAAATGTACGGCCAGGAACTCAACCCAAAGGAAGTAGCATGACTTATCTTTACCGCGCCCAGATTATTGGGTACCCAGAATTCGAAGAATACGAAGCGTTTGACTACCGCTACGAGCCTTTTGAAACGACATGGGAAAAGCCCGTGGGCTGGGAACCTGACGAAGACTATATCAACCGCTTCAAGTCGAATAAGTATTTCGAGCCGAATACCGACAAGTTCTATAAGTCGCGGTCATCTGCGAAGGCGCGGGTGGACCTGCTCAATTCGATGGGATACATCGCGATTGTGCAGCGGTCCGCCCCGGTGGAATGGCCAGAGCATGGAGAAAAGTCCGTAGACGACCATGCCAACGTAGCTAAGGCTCTGCAAATCGTGAAGCGCCACGGCTTCGTAGTGAACCCATAACCAATTAGCCCGACTTAGCAGGCGGGGGAGTGCGAGCCTCCCCACGGGCACCAGGCCGCGGAGGTCATGTCCTAGGGGATAGGGCATGAACCCGCAGGCCGCGATGACTGAAAACTGAAAAGAGAATAGTCGCCCGAAGATACAGGGGCCTGCGATGCGTTGACTTGTCCGCACCGTTGGTAAGGCCCGAGCCGACAGGCAGGAACTAACCGGGGTTGAACCGGGGCAGGGACAGCAAGGCGACGTTAAAGAACAAGTCATGAACAAGCGGCTCAGAGGGTGCAAGCCCCTCACATGGCACGACCTCAAAGTATGAGGTAAAGAAAGGAACCGGAACCATGGTAGAAGCATGGAAACCGATCCCCGGTTGGGAAGGTTACTACGAGGCTAGCAGCCTAGGCCGCATTCGGAGTGTGTCAAGAAAAGTGGTTCGCAAAGATGGCCTAGAGCAAGGCCATCGAGGAAAAATTATCACTGCTTATCCAGACCGTAAGGGGTATCTGGATATTCGACTTAACAAGGGCAATAGGAAGCGCCACGCCAAAGTGCATCGCCTTGTAGCTGCGGCATTTCATGGAATGCCCAGTTCGGATGATTTGTTCTGCTGTCACAACAACGGCAATCGCCAGGACAATCGCCCCGAAAATTTACGTTGGGATACTCCTAAGTCTAACTATGCAGACATGGAAAAACACGGCACTAATCATTGGCTGAACAAAAAATTCTGCCCGCGAGGGCATCCTTTAATTAACGAAAACTGCGCGCCGTGGGCGCTGCAAAAAGGTCAGCGAACATGCTGGGCCTGCGCAAAGTCTCGTTCCTTAGCACTTAAACGTAATGAGAAGGACTATTACAAATACGCAGATTCATACCTTTCGAATTTACTGCCGCACTGGCAGTCAGCCGCTTAGCCCGATGGTGTAGCTGGGGTTCGACTCCCCATGCCGGGCACTTGGGGTGTTAAAGGGCTATCCAATGTGCGGATACTACGCGGCCTAAAGGTGTTAACCCGGCCTATCGTTTGCGGCCTTGGTCTTCCAGCAGGGTCGCGCCGGGCACTGATCAACCTGCACCCCCTCCACACACGAAAAGGGCCCCGCTGCCGGCCAAAGCACCGCGGGGCTGAAACAACCTTGGAAAGGAGTTCAATCATGGATTCTACATGGCTTTTAGCGAAAGAAGCCGCTTCCTATTTGCGTATGCACCCAGACAGGGTACGTGAGCTCATGCGCCGCGGTGAATTGCAGGCGGTGAAGCAAGGCAAGGCCTGGCGTACTACGACGCGCTGGTGCGATGACTATTTGATGGAGGGCGCCGCATGACCTGGCTAAAGAAACTCTTTCGCCGCGGCAAGCATCGCAGGCCCCTCACAGTCCAATTCACCATGCGATGGAGGTAACCACATGCCGCATGAGATTCCGCTTGCTGAAGCTATCGCGCATTTGAAAGAAATCGAGGGCCGTTATCAGGCCCTCTACCGCTACGTGAATGCGCCGGAGAATATTCGCCGCCGCCTCAAGGATGGCGCAGCGCACGCCCATCACGTTGCTTCACGTACCAGTGCTTATGAAAGGAAAACCAGGAATGTCCACCCAGACCACGCCTAAGCGTCCACCACGCCGCGACAGTAGCGGTGATTACCGCAAGATTGCCCGTCTGGAGGACCAACTCGCGAAAAGGATGCGCTTCGCATGGGCAATGTTTGTCTTCGGCATTGTTGTCGGATTCATTTTCTTCGCAGTGGTCTCCATGCCACCCGTCTGGCTGGGGGCACTGTAATGCGACCATCACGTGACTTAAAGAAAATTGCCCTCTCCAAAGCTGAGGGCTTCGCGCTCGATTGGATTGTGGATCACGGAGAGACATTCCCTGACCTGCGTGACCTCTTCCACGAAATTGCTGTCCGGGTTGAAAAGGAGCGTGAGCAGTTATGACGCCGAGGATTTATCGCGATAAGGAAGCTGAAGTGTGGGTTGTGGCCGTGGGGTCGCTGACTCGCCCGTGCGCAAGCTTTCAAGAAGCTCAGCTGGTGATGCAGCGGTACCTGGGGGAGAAACTCGCGTTGGGGCGGCGTATTCGTGAGTCTGAGGAAAGGCGTTTGCGGGAGCATGGGGATAAACCGTGTTTTTATTACGGCTGTGAGTACGCGGCGGATGTTGAGGTTCAGGGGATGCGCTTTTGCATTGTTCATGGGGCTAATGCGCGTAAGACCTTGAGGGGTGCAGCATGAGCCACAAGATTGTGAAGGACGCGCCCAGGCCGGGCACCCCGGGGTGGCAGAGGATTGTTACCGCGTCGAAAGTGCCTACTATTTTGGGGTTGAATCCGTGGCAAACCGCTAGTGAGCTCTGGATGGTCATGTCAGGACTCGCGGAGCCCGAGCAATTGGAAGGTGACCACCTTGAGTGGGGCCATGTTGCCGAGCGCTCGCTGTGCGAGTGGTGGAAACACAAAAACCCAGGCTGGCAGCTACACGGCAGGGAAGTCACATACACCGACACCAGCCTTCCATTCGAGAACATCGCCACCTTGGATGACCGTGCCATGAACCGCAAGGTTGGGCACAACAAACCAGGCCGCTATCACATCCTGGAATGCAAGACCTCCGACTCGGCAAAAACCTGGGGTGATGATGCAGAACTACCGGGCCATATTTACGCCCAGGCACTAGCCCAGCAAGGCATTAGCGGTATTCATCAAGGCAGTGTGATTAGGCAGCTGCATTCCACGGTGTCGGCTATCTATGACGTTGAGTGGGATGCGGAGTTGTGGACAGGGATTGTGGACCAGGTACACGCCTTCGTGGAGACGCTTGGCAATGCGGAGCCGCCTATGCCGCCGCAGGACTTGATCGACGCGTTGAAAGCGCAGGTGCAGGCCAAGCCAGAAGGCGAAGTCGAGCTAGCTGAAGAGGACGTCGCTGACCTGATGGAGCTACTGGCGCGCCGGGCCGAGCTCAACGAAGACATCGAGCAAGCCAAGGAGGCGCTGATTAAGCAAGCCGAAGGCCGCAAAATCACCGTCGACGGAAAAGCCTTCATCTACCCACTAGCCGGGCGCTTCTCCCAACGCAACATCCCAGACGAAGCCCGCCACCTGCTCATGGACCCCGAGGTGCAAAAGACCACCCTCGACACCACGGCATTCCGCCGCAAGTACCCAGACATCGCAGCCGCCGCCACTGGCGACCCCACCTACACGTTGAAAGACCCCTACAAGGAGAAATAAATGGTCAAACCATCAGACCTCGCCAGTAGGCGGCTACAAGCCGCCAAACACGACACACAATCCCACTACGCCGCTTTGACTGCACTCGCAGATGAGGCGGCTTTTCTTATGCGTTACTTCCTCGACCGAGGATACGACTACGACGCATCACTGACCCTCACTGAAACCACCCTCGACCGCTACGACAACCAGGAGCTCTAATGACCCAAGAAATCGCAACCCAGAACCAGCAACAGAGCGGAGAAATTGACTACGCCGCCCAGCGCCGCGAAGAAGCAAAGAGCGCAGACGTGATGCAATTCCTCGACAACTACGTCACCTCATGGGCAAAGGCAGCAAACATCGCGGAGCAGATGGCGCATACCGATTACGCCGGAGCATTCAAAGGCAAGCCCGCAGACCTCGCCGCCGCCATCCTCGAAGCTGCCACCCTTGGCATCGCACCACAGCAGGTCGGTAAGTCCATCTACGTCGTTCACGGAACACCGTCACTTTACGGCGAGACGGCATTGTCGCTGGCGCTCGACGCTGGCTACACGCATGAGAAGGTGGAATACACGCCAGAAGTTGTGCAGCTCATCTTTACTAGCCCTAAAGGGCAGCAGTACCCGGTCCGCTACACGTTCGAGCGCGCCGAGCGCGAAGGACTTGTTGCACAGAACAAGGCTCAGTACACCAAGCGCCCGGAGAAGATGCTGTTCTGGAAGTGTGTCGGTGAAGCCGCCGACCAGTTCTTCCCGAACGTCACTAAGGGAATGAAGATCAAAGAAGATATTGAGCAGTCTGGCGGTGAGTTCAACAAGCGCCCAACTATCAAAGCCGCCGCCACACGCCAGGAGCGTGGCGCGGACGCGGTACGAGCCGCGTTAGCAGCGAAGCAAGAACCACCACGGGATTGGTTGGCGGATATTGCCGCCGCTACGGAAGTTTCGGAGTTAGACGTGATTGCTCATGAAGCACAATCCCAGCTCTCAGATGTGGAGTATGAGCCAGTTAAGGCGGCGGGTGAGGCCAAGTGGGCTGAGCTGAATAGGGAGGAGCAGTAATGGCTATTAGCATCACTCTCAGCGGAAACCTCATCAAAGACCCAGAGCAGCGCTTCACCCCAAACGGTAAATCTGTGGTCTCATTCACCGTTGCTCACAACATCCGCCAGTACAACCAGCAGTCACAACAGTGGGAGGATGGCGAACCCATATTCATGGATGTGGACTTCTGGGGCAAGAAGGGCGAGAACTTCCTGCACGACTACACGCAGAACGGGAAGCGCCCCGTGGTTGTGCTCGGTTCCCTGAAGCAGGACCGCTGGGTGGATAAGAGCACTGATGATAAGCGCTCCAAGTACAAGGTGAACGCCGATGAGGTCTCATTCATCCCACGAGGACAAGGAGGCGGCGGGCAGCAGCCCAACCAGGCGCAGCAGCAGTGGAATAGCGCCGCCCAGCAGGGCCAGACAGCCACCAGCGGCGCATGGTCACAACCGCCAGCACCAGCCGGCCAAGACCAAACGCCTCCATTTTAAGGAGCAAACATGCAGCTACTCATCGACCTACTATCCGCCTACGCCTACACCCCAGATGGTGGAGTAGCAGACCCCAATCACCCCATATACGCACTCATCTGGGCACTGAAACTCATTGCCTAG